CAAACCATTAGACAATACTACCTGAAAACCATCTATATTTATCATTTTTTCCTCCATATTTTATCGTTAAAATAAAAAACTATAAAACAGTGTAGCATGTATTGTGATAGCTTCAAATAGTAAAAACCTAAAATTTAAAATAAATTTAAAAAAACATAATTAGATAGTTATTATTTATCTTCTCAAAATCTCTATATTATCAACCCAATTTTGTTAAATATTGCTAACAATAACTGATATTAGAACATTCAAATTTATCTAAAATGTTAAATCAATCTATTTAATATTAATTTATAAAAGTATAACTTCATTTTATTCAATCCTCTAACGGTATATTATCAACAATCATTGTTCTATTAGGATAATTTTCTTTTATTTTATCTAGCTCTCTTTGTGTATCTTCTTCATCGCCCTCACTCCATTCGCCAATATTAACAATTACTGGCGTATCACCTGTAAACTCTTTTCTCTCAGTAAATAATTTATGGTATTTTCCAAGCATATCACGAGCTTTCAAACGATCACTTGGCTTAATAGGGACTTCTACTAACTGAACATATTCATTGTAAACAAGTTGTACTTTACCATTTTGTGGATTTTCCTTGTATTCACCACGTTTGACTACAACTTCCTTAGTTTCAGTTTCATCACCAATAGCTGAATTAGTTAATAAATGCAATAACTCGTTAGCGCTTAATACACTTTCATCTATAACTTTTTTCTTTTGCTCTTGGATGTAATCATTAATATGTTTCTTCTTTAATAGACGACATCCTGTAACGTGTGCCGTTTTAGGCGAATAGCCAGCTGTTATAGCGCTTTGTGTAACGTTTAATGTTCTAATATATTCATTTACAAAACGTTCTTGTTTTGGCGTTAAATTTGTCATACAAACAACTCCTTATTATAAAAATTGCCTACCTCACTACAAGATAGGCATGCTATTTATTCTACAATTCTATTCTTTCTTGCAATTTCGATAAAACTCTCGCCCTCTCTACTTTGGCGTTGAATATTTTTAGATCGTGCAGAATTAGTAATACGGTTTAAACGTGCATATTCTCGAAGAGATTGTTCACCTTTATGCTTCTCTTTTTTCTTTTCTTCTTCTACTTCTTTATTGATTTCTTCGCTTATAGTATCTACAATCTCCCAATCTTCATCAGATACATTAATGTTACCTTCTTTGTCATGTCCAGCTATTAAATCAGCTATAACGCCTCTATATAACTCATCTTTTTTATCCATTTTTACGCTCCTTTACAAACTTCATTTTTTGATTTGTACCTATAATTGGCAATTCACTATTAGAAACATAATAGTTTGGTGCATATTCTCTAAAATGTGGTCTTAGATCACTTCTTATTTGAGCATCTTCGTCGAAATTCTCGCGTCTATAAGGAATCGCATAACGTTCGAACTCCTCTGTGTATCGTTCGTTTAAATCATTAATTTCATCGATAATATCGTTGTATTGCTCAATGATTGGTTCAAATTTAGCTATTAGTTCTTGTTTTTCATCCTCATATAACTTGGGTAATTCAGATTGATGTTTAATCAATTCAATAGCTTTTTCTTTTCTAGTTTCATCAAATACTTCTTGTTTAGTAGTAAGACGTTTGTTAGTAGCCTTTAATTGCTTTTCCTCTGTATCAGTTGTTTGATATAACTTATCTGCTTTATCATCTTCACCATTCGCTACTAACTGTTTATATTCATCTTTATCTGCTTTAATTTTAGCTTGCAAGTCATTACGTTGTTGTTCTAATTCATTAATTGCTTTACGTTGATTAGTAATAAACTGGTTGTATTCTTCAAAATATGCTTCTGTTTTCATTTATATGCTCCTTTTATTATCGATAATAGATATCTATTTTTAGTTTATATAGCTTGTAATATATTGCTCTTAATTCTGATTCATCAACACGATCACTTACAATTGTTTCAAGCCATTCAACTTGTTCCATGCTCGTATTGTGATGTGTAAGGGTATCAATAAAATCAATTAACTTTTGATCTCTATATTCATCAACTAGCATTTGATAATCATTAATATCCATATGCTTTTGACGTTTGTTTTCTTCTTTAATGGCTATTTCTTTTTCTTCATTTAAAGTGTATTGATGGATATACGACGATTGACGCTGTTTGTTTAACGGTATGTAGTCAAACGACTTCTCAATTTGCTTACTTTGTTGCTCTCTAATACGTGCGATATAATCATATAAATCACACTTAAAACGCTCTAATAATGTTGTGTCTGGTATGTGATAATTATTAATACTAGATTTGATAATACGCTTTTCTTTAGAAGTGTATTGATCTAAAACAGTATAAAAGTATTTTAAATATTGTTTACTCTTACGTTTATATTTAGCTAATCTATCTTTTTGTTCCATAATATCTATAGCTAAATGCTCTAAAGAAAAAGATTCATAATATATACTCCCCACCACATTATCACCAACCAAATGAGGATATGTACGATCATACATTGATTCAATATCTTGCTCGATAACTGCAATCTTTGCATTTATATAGTTGGGATTGAATCTAGTTAATAACTCATAGTCACATACCATTTCACGTTTATAATCAGTATCTATAGTCATATTTCAATCCCCTAGATTTACATTTCTTCAATAGCATCAATACGTGCTTGGCTACCCTCTATTTGACGTTGAATACTATTGATAGCATTACGTCTATCAAGTTCATTCTCAATCATATAATAGCCTCTGTGTGTCTTACTGTAGTTATATCCAATTGGATAATGATAGTTCAGTATTAAACTATTGATAGTTAAACGCAACCATCTTTCGTTTGTACGATTAACTGCCATACCTAATTGATTTAAAATATTTGTTTTAATAATATATTTCTTAGACGTATTTCTTATCACATTGAGTACTTGGCGGTGTTCATCGTGTAAGTTGTACGTCTTTTCTTTTTCTATCATTTTTTGCATCTGTTTCACCTCACTTATTCAATTACTTTATACCTTAATTATACTAAATTTACACAAAAATGCAAACTAATGTTCGTTATTTAAATTTATTTAACTTACTATTAACATACGTCAAAACATTGTAATAAAAGCTTTAACAAACACTTTTTTAGTTATATATAGAAATGTCACAAAAAGAACTAATGTTCGTTTTTACAAGCTAGCACACCCTAGTGTATTTCTACAATATTTAACATTTATTAGCTAAGTGAAGAAGTCACACAAGAGTATGTGACCTCTTTTTCTTACTAGTTACTCAAACTGTAATAAGATGATTTCAATTCACTTAACTTACGCTCTAACGCCTTATAATCGTCTTGTGTAGCATTCTCATCTTGTACAAATTTAGTAACCAATTTCAAGCCCTCAACGAGCTCACTTGCAGGTTCATTAATTCCAGTAGCTAACTGATATAATACTTCGATATTACCTATCACATCAGCATTACTTGACTGAACACCCTCAAGTTCTTCAACATTTAATCCACCCTCAATATAAGTGAACATATCTGTGTTATTACTTTCTGAGAATGTTTGTAGTCCATACATGAAATATTCATTTTCAAACATAAAATTAGCCATCATATCGCTAATAGAGATGTGTTTATCATCTTCAATATCATATCCGGTATAATGCCCCTCAATGCTTCGTATTAGCCCCTCTGTATGCTTATATGACGCTAATTCAAACGCTTTTCTCACATTGCAGTCTTGAATGTAAATGTGACCGTATAAATTCCCCTCCATGACCACATACACCATATCAAACGGATCGTTATATATTTTGAATCCAAACGGTGTCTTTCTGCTACTTTCTAACAATCCTGTGTAGTACCTTAATAACGTAGCTGCTCTTGTTTCAAATTGATTTGCGATAATTTCTATATTCATATTCATTTACTCCTTATTTAGTCACTCTCAGTAACATCGGTACCCATGAAGGTACTTCAGTTTGTTGACCATATTCTGGGTAAGTAATGGCTAATGGTAAATTTGGCACTCTACCATCTAACAAATAGCGCATGACATAGCTTCCTCTATAAATTAGATCAAGGTGTTCTCCCTTAACTAAATCAATCAACGCATACATTGTGAGCTTATTCCAACCACTCCAAAAAACGATATTTTTATCCTGATCATGTGTCACACTCGTTTTACCTTTATAGTCATGATCTAACTCTTTAAATAAATCTTCTAACTGATAAATAGGAATCTCCTTATGTTCTTTTACATAATCGTACATATACTGTTTAAGTTGCTCTTTTTCCATGTGTAACCTCCAACATTAATT